CCGGTTTGAACAGGTCAATGATAGCCTTGCGGTTCGTCTGCAATGCGTCATAATTAGCACCGATGATTTCACCCGTCAAAATCAATTCACGGTCACGCTTCAAAGTCCGTTGGAATAAAGAACGCCCGTCCGCTTTCATCTGCTTTGTCAGGGTATAGGGTGACATGCCCAATCCCATAAATGATGACAGGTGCATATAATCAGACAAGTCAACCAGCGTCCCACCGTGCCTTGATGTGGCAAGTCTTACGCTCGTGCTTGCGTGCGCCTGTCCCGTCCAGTAACAATCCTCACTATCCCCGTCGAAGTAGGTGGTTTGTTCTGGCTCTAATTCAAATTGAACACCGTCGATATAAAACGGTAGTATGCTTTCGTTATTATTTTTCAGGATAAAAAGCATTATTGATTCGGTTGCAGTTGCGGTATAAGTGCATACATGTCTATTCCAGTAGCCTGTACCTGTGAACGTTGTTTCAGTGCTTAATAAATTAGCAGATGTGTCACGAACGTTTATTGTATATGGAATACCGTTAGCGCCCTTTACATCAACGCTAAATGTATAAGTATTAGTATCAGTTACAGCAATATTGCCGAAATAAACACCGGAATAAACCGCTGTTGTGCAAGTCACACAAAGCGATTGATAGCCACGCTTTGCGGTTGAAGTGTCAGCACTTGCCGCGGATGCTACAACAGTCCAGCCCGTTGTGTTCAATTCAAAGGACGGGTTCGTCACCAGATTGGTGTCAGTGGTTTTAGTTGGTTTTACTACGTGTAGATTCAGATATTCAAGTGTCATAATTCACCTATGCCATAGCCTGCATGATTGCAAATGCTGTCTGTATGCTGTTAGCGTTCTGTAATGTCGTGACGCCTAAGTTAAAATTATTGGTAACGTTTGTCGGGTAGATGTGTCCCCCGTTTTGTCCCATCTGTAGTATTTCTGGACCGCTTTCGCCGACGACGACGGTTTGTCCGGGACGAACGGGACCGCCTGCGGCTTCCATGATTGGACTATCATCACCAACACCAACACTACCTGCCCCGATTGCGTTAGCGACATGTTGAAATTTATCATAGTCATGTATCTTCAACCATAGATCTATATTCACATCCGAAGGCATTCCATCAAGTGCGGCTGCTAATCCTGCCACTAATGCAGTATATGTTGCTTGTGATATTGTTTTATTCTCTAACATTTGTGCGTAGGTTGCTATTTTTTCAGTAGCATAAACTGTAGATTGGTCAACAAGTCCCATTGCATAAGCTAATTCTAAAGCTGCGTCCGCTGATAATCCTTCACTTGCAATTTGGAATACCAATTGTTCGTTATACTTTTTCATTGCATCAACTGTGTTATTAGTTTCTTCTGTAACGTCTTCAGTTGATACCTTTAATTTTTCGTTCATATCAACAAGGCCGGATGATTGTTCTGTTGCATATTGCACAGCCCTTGCTAATTCCCATTCAGCTTCGGATAATACGTCTGTAGTCCAAGCACCAGTGCCAAGTAATTTTAGTAATCTATTTATTTCATCGCTGTATTCTTCATAGCTTTTAGTTGTATAAATAATATTATCGACGTGTTCTTCTGTAACGTCATTTACTTTATCTTGGGCAGTCATCACCATGGTTAGCGTGTCTGCTAATTTAACCATTACGGGAACCAGTTCATTGCCGATAGATATTTTTACCCCCATAACAGTATCGTTTAGTGTATCCATTGCTATTTCATATTCTCTGGCAGCATCAACGTTTTCCTGTGTCAGGATAAGTGAACCGTCCATTTCATCAGCCATCTGTTTTATAGCATCGCTACCGATTTCCAAAGCCTTTCCCATTTCAAGTCCAGCGCGTCCAAAGTTATCCAACAGGTACTTATTTCGTTCTGAACCAGCGGCAAGTTTCAAATATTCGTCACTCATTTCCGCCATTTTATCAACGGAGAATGTGATACCTTCTTGTGACATTTTACGAAGTGACATTGTTAGCGTTTCAGCACTGACATCCATGTCATCAAATACTTGAATGATTTTCGACGTTTCTTCGGCGCTCATTCCACTGGCACGCTGTAAATCCCTAACCTCCGCGGCATAGTCAACCGTTACCCCTACAGTTTCTTTGATGACGGCGCTCAATGCTTGATATGCCTGTTCTGCAACCATTAGCATGGAGTTCATTTCGGTGAATGTACCCTTTAGAACATTGCCTGACTTCTTGGATTTCTCACCCATTCCATCGATTTCTTTATTGACTTTTTTTAATTCAGCCGATGCCTTATCTTCAGCACTTACGACAATCTTTACTTTTTGATCAGCCATTTCGCATCAGCTCCTTTATGTAGTTAATCGTATTCCAGTCATCAGGGTTGTTATGTTTCCAGTCAATGAATGCGCCTGGTTTGATTCGTTTGAATGTATTCCAAAGGCTCTCAATATCCAAAGCAATCCTGATACGTTTCATCAATTCGACGGGCTGGTCAAGCTGCCCCCCTGGTTCTGGTAATCCACCAAAGGCGCGCATATTCCAGCCAAGTTCTAATTCAGGCGGCGGCGTCTGTCTTTTTTTATCGGCATACTCCACCACCGCCATGATTAGTTTTTTGTGTCGGGCTTAATGGACTTGTTCAACGCAGCGGTCAACTGGTTCGATATGTCAATGATTTCGTGTGGCTCAAGGTCTTCGACGCTTTCCAGTTCTGTGATAATGCCCGCTTTTATGGCTGCGTTAATGTTGCCAATCATGTACGTGAATCCTTTTTTATCGTCGTTAGCTTCTTTTTCAGACTCGTATAACATGATATGTCTACCTAATATTTTGTTAATTATCATCCTTCACCTCTCCCAGGTTTACGGTATTGTTGCCAGTTCGTTGACTACGATAATCTCACCAAAGATTCCGGCGGTGTCACTGTAAGCACCAACAAACTCAAAATCAATGGTATTGTTACCGTCAAGTTCTCCAACACCTGATACGCGCTCAAAATATCCAGCCAAATCAAGGTTAAACGTTTTGTAGGTGTAAGTCGTGCCAGCGGTTGCAACAGACGCGCCCTCGATTGTCAATCTGATTTTCCGTGCAGTGCCAGCCCTGAAGAATACTTTCTCCGCGATTGATGTAGTGTTGTATTCAAGTGACATTGTCAGACGTGGTACAAATGCAGTCCGTACAATCGAACCAAATTCAAGTGATCCACGTGCACACCATTTCGGCGTTAACCCGAAGTCAATATTCAGCGTCAACCCTAAGACTGTACAATCAATCAGGGTTGATCCTATAGTCCCACCAATCGCGTCAATGTATAGTTTAGTCTTACCGAACAGCATCGGATTGACAACTGGAATCGACGAAGATGTCAAGGCTGTGAACGCTTGCGGATCTTGTTTCCTACCGTACCAGTTTACATTGCAGGTATATTGACTTTGCGGAGAACCTGTCAGCGTTATGGATTGTGCAATTGAATAATCCATAACCTCTGCACCAGCGTCATCACCAAATTCTAGTGACTTACCACTCACAGACGGACTTGACGCCGTCGGGAACGGATATACCCAAATTTGACCAGTACCAGCACCATCAACGCTTGCGGTTGCTTCAACGATTCCACATTGCAGAACGTCTGTAATCTGCTCGAATGAAATCGGATCGAAGTCCATGGATAATTTGCCGCCCCGACGCGCTACATAACTGTCAGTAGTCCCATTGATAAGGTTGACATCTTCAACGTGCCGATTGTGAACGTCATCATCCTCGAACACGCCAACACCTCGGACAATGGAAGTGGCAGCGACTTTCGTACCGATTGCCGATGATACCTCCGTGCCCCATTGTATTTTTCTAGCCCATTTTGCGCCCATATTATTTACTCCTTTAACTAATTACTTTTACGTTGTTTAATGTATAAATACGCGATATTACTGGCACGGCGTCCAGCGTTCCCCGTAATGTCGAAAATGTTACGTTCTCGAATGTGTCCACGTTCCCATTAAGTGTGTAATCGCTAATCAGCTTTGCGACAACTAACGGGTGTAGTGTTTCCAGAACCTTAAAAGACTCGGTATCATTGCCACCCTGGGAAACGTGCAATTCCACCATGATTTGATTTAGCTCTCGATTTGCACCTAAAGGATTGCCTGGTAGAATATCGCCTGTGTCAAGATGCGTTATGATGATAGGCAATATTCCTCCACCAGGGTAATCCGGCGCGGACTTGATACCCGTAATCGTTCGTAGTTGGCTTTGTAGCCATGTGATACCTGCCAATATTGTCATTTCTGATTCCAGTCCCAATTTATTTGATGAATTATTGGTTGTAATAACGGAATCTTTTCACCTTCTTTTACTTCCAAAAGGTCTATAGATTCAACGGTTATTTCAATAGACTTATTAAAATAATCACCACAAATCTGAATTTGTTTTATTTCAGCGTATGAAGGCATGTGTAATACTTCTTTTAAATAACTAGCGTCTATTTGTATTCTTGCCAAATTATTCATTAGAATTGACTCCTATAAGGATTGATAATCGTTTGCACATCAGGGTCAAGTTTTGGTAATGTCATTTGTTCGGCTCCCATTTCACCACCGCCAACAGTACCGAAGGGTGCCTCACTTCTACGTAAGAACCTTGCCGCCTGAATAAGACACGCTCGTTTTATATCCTCAACAGGACGCCATACTTTGATTGCTGTACTGATTAGATGCGTCGCAGCCGTGCTACCATTCCAGCCACGAATGACTGTCAGGGTATCAACGGTTGACGCATCCACCGCCGATACTTGCATAATCTCGTTATCAATCCTGATGATATGCCCTACTTCAAAATCAAAATCAGCGGACGCGCTAATCGTTGTTATTGCTGTAGTGGCAACAGCCGCCGATAAGGTTGTTTCGCTCGTCCACGCGCGCGTGTAGTTATCATGGAAGCCCCAAAATCCTAGCACCTGAATAGCAGCCATTTCATCCCACGTGGAGGACGTTTCAAACCAGACATTGCCAAACGGATTCAGCTTTATCATCCATTTTGGATAGCTGTTATACGGATATAACTTATAGTATGTTGACGTGATTTCTGTTGCGTCACCGTTGGTAAGCGTGGTTATTTCCAGCAAGTCATCGTATAAATTCAGCTTATCTTTAGTGGGTGTGTCATACAGGTTCGTTTTGACTTGTGGGAAAAAGTACGTCCCCGTCTGTTTGTCGATTGCCCTTGACGCTGCCATTAATGCGTTATTCCCCATACTTGTATCAGTATTGGTACTATTCGGCATAAATGCCAGTAATTCTGTCAACGTTGCATAGCTGTTTTCAAGTGCCATGTTTTACCTCTTACTGATGGAATCTTGTCATCATTGTTTCAATATGTAGTTCAATCATCCGTAACCAATACGCGTCATTGCCGATGTTGTGCATACGCTCGTACATCTTGTCAGGGATAACAAGATTGTGTGGTTTGATTACTTCGATTTCCTCGATTATTTCTTCCTGTTGTTCTGGTTGTATTTCTACTTGTGGTTCGATTGGTTTTACAATCGGCTTTCGTTTAGCTACCATCTTTACTTTCTCCTGTCATAGCCGATAGCGTTCTAACACCACCAGCGGCTTCTAATCGGTTGTCGTATTCGGCGATATATTCAAGGTTCTCCTGATACGCGCCATGTAACGCACCGACGTTATAAGCAAGCTTTAATTCCTGCTCGATAAACTTTCGCAATTGCTCAAGCGGTTGATATTGCCCCGTCTGTTGCCATGCGTTGAATACGTATTCAGCCTTACCAGCCATTAGATACATCAAAGCTTTTTGCTCTTCCCCGTCTTTGGCTGCTTGTGCTGCTCTACGTTCAAATTCCTGTCTGCTAATCATGTCTTCACGTTTGCTGTAGTTTTCAGCTTCCTGCATTGCACCGCTGAATCTACCAGCGTCAATTGCAATACTTCGCCATTGTAGGGTTAGTGGAATTACATTTGGATATTTATGCTCTAATATTGCATCTGTAACGCGACTGCGTAACTTACCAGATTCCTTTTCCTTGTCGCGCCATAGTGTCAGTAATTCCGCAAAGCGTTTACTAAAATGTTCACGGTCAATCTGGATCTCCCCTTCATAACCGTATAATTTTTCACTGAAGTATTTTTTATTGCAAATCTCATACAGGTTGATTCCCCGTCCGTATGCGATACCAATCCAATAAACAAAATTCATTAGCTGATACCCGTACTCTGTATTAGATTCCATATCTAAGCCGTACAGCCCTATTTCTTCATAGCCCTGATAGATTGCCAGCGCCAACGCGTATGATACCGAAGCTGTGAACCATTTCAGGTTTGCCCCTGGTATTGTGGCTACGATTTCGTCTAATGGGTATTTCCGGCTGTTTGGGACGTTTTCGTCCACGTCCTGCATATAAATAACCTTATCGCCATGTTCGCGCTGTAGCCATTCCCAGTGTTTCGGATTCACCCAGTTTTGAAGGCTCTTATATACTTCGGGTTTATGTAGCTGAATGCACGCGTCCCAACGTTTGCACCATTGTCGATCCGGTTCGTTGGGATAATATTCTTTAGTTGCCATTGGTGACTCGTTGAATACCCAAATATCAACACTTGGGTCATCGAATGGGGCGTTATTCCTTGTTGCTGGATGCGTCCCCACGATTGCTAATTTTCTGCTCATCTCTCTCTCCAAAGTTGTTAGGGGGTGGGATTAACCACCCACCCCCGTTACAGAACAATCGTCAAATTATGTAGTTGATACGAAGGTAGCCTGCTTGTAACGTGGTGCTACAAGTGCGACGGCTGATAACAATGCAACACTGTTTCCGGCTGATGGTGTAAGCACGCAGTTGATCCAGCGTGCATCCGACTCCGCACCACCTGGAATTTCGTCAACGTCAACAACAGCTAACAGCATATTTCCTGTCAAAGCTGAAGATAACGGGGCGTATCCGGCTGAAGTTGCGGCGGTCAAAGCACCCAGGGAGTTCGCGGCAACGGCTCCACTCAAGCGATACTTGAACGGAATTGCAACGGCGGAAGTGCCAGCCTGTACGGTTGCGGCGGTTACGGTTACGGTGATAGTGTCATCGGCGGAAGCGGTCAACACACCAGCACTGATAATAAAAGCCACTTGGTGAGCGGTTTTACAATCAATGAATTGTGTAGTTAACGCGGTTGCGGCGGTGTCAACAGGCTGGACGCCTGGCACTAAATTAAAGTCTAAGATATTCATTATGTCCTCCTGTTATGAAGATGCGGTAGCTAATGAAACGAATGGGGATTGTGTATTGCTGCCCTTGAATGGGGTCAATGCACTATTCCACATCGGAGCGCCGTCGATACGATAAACGAATCTGAAACAAGTCTGGTCACTGGTAAAGGCGACGTGAATACTTGAAGCGGATTCGATACCCTTATCAATCGCTTGATACTGGCTCATTGCGGCTAACACGATGTCGCCTGTGGTTCCCATTGTTTGAGCGTATTCAACTTCGATGATAGGTTTTCCCATCAATGTAGCGAACGGGTTTCCTGCAAAACCTTGTGGCATGTAAAGATTCTGGTAGGTGCTACCAATCTGATATAACTGTGGAGTTACATCCTGATTGATAAACCAGGCATAATCATCTACACCAGCCCAACGACGCGACCACATGGTAAGAATGTCAGCTAATTGTACTTTGCTGGCATCAAGACGAAGCGGTGACACCAAAGCAGGTGACTGCATAATACCCAGGGGTTTCGCGACGCCGTTACCGTTGAAGATTGCATCTTCGGATTGGAAGATCAATTCATTTGGTACGGTTCGGTTAAGCCATGATTCCAACGCTTTCACGTCACTCAATAATTCGTCGGTTGCATAAGCTAACGCGGCAACTTTCTTGAGCTTCAAATCAACCTGGCGAAATGCTGGCTTGCTGGATGTTTTGGTTCCTGCTTCTGCTAACCAGTAGCCTAAGATTCCACCCTGACGGGTTGAAGCGCGGCTGGATTCGTCAACGGCAAAGTATGTCATGTTGTTTCCGCTGATTGAATCTTTCGATACGCGGTTGATGACTTTGCCTAACTGATACATACGCTCAACGATTCCACCAGCGTAGTTAGTAGGTACTAAGTACCCACCATCAGCAGGGGTTCCTTCGCTCATGCCCGTGGCTGCTTTCAACGGCAATAAACGCACGTCCTGACTGGATGGATACAGAGCAGCATTTTTGACGGCCTTGAAAAATTCCCCGGCTGTTTTAAACGGCTGATCTGCTTCATCCTTTACAACTGTGACGCTCTCTGACTTTACGGCAGGTTCGGACTTGCGATATTCCTCAATTGCTGATTTTGTAGTGGCGTCAATCAATGCTTGGAGTTCTTCTTTTTCCATTGTGTGTTCCTCTTTCTCAATGTTTTGTATGATTGATTGTGTTTCGACGATTGGTTCTGATTTCACGTCCTGCACTGTGTCACTATTCTCTGACACCTCTGGCTGTTGTTTCATCAGGGACTTAATCGGTATAACTGAATTTCTAAACTCGGCTGGTGTGTGTGTCAATGACGCTTCTGCGATTGGCCAGTATGTGATTTTGTAGATTTCTTCGTTCAGTTGTTTGCGCTCGATAAGATGACCAACAGAACCGGATGACCAGCCCAACTTGCCTTGATCTGCAAGCTCCGTGATAAACTTTTCGTATTCGTCACGTTCCTGGACGATTGTTTCTGCCCAAATGCCAAAGTCATCCATAGATAATGTTGCCTTGCCTAGCTTTTGTCGTTTGAAGTGGTCATCAAAGCCATGATTGAAGTACGTCGATTTCTTGATTGGAAATTCGTCAATGTCGAAGTCGGTATCTTTCTCGAAATAATCACCTGTCAAATCTGGCTCATTTTCGTTTGTGAAGCGCACTAAATATCCGGCAAGTTTTACCCCGTCGGCTGTACGTGTTGCTTTCACCGCGTCACCCATATAGACAACACCATCTGTCATCATGTGGGTTTCGTTCTTGTCATCATTCATGTTTAGCTCCTTAAAATAAATTTGGCGCAGGTATAAAGTTACCTGCGCCGCTTACAAGCCTAATGCGCTTTGTTTGTGTCCTTTTCGCTTGTCGCTAGTCCCCTAGCCTATAAGCTATCCTGACACCAGATATTGAATTATTAGCATACTAGCACAATCGTTCTAACTTGTCAATAGATAAAATGGAATTGGTGCGATTTTTTAAGATTGGATAGACTTCATAAACCAATACCAAAGTCTTTCTTTGATTATATCTTCCCATTCTTTAGGTTTGAAATTATCAAAAAAGATTGTTCCTAAAATTGTTACTGCTACATCTTAACTAAAAATAAGCGTATCTGCAATACAAGATTTACAAGTAACATATCCTTCATAAACAGGATTTTCGCCACATCTATAACACTTATCAATTTTTAATTCTTTACCCATGTTTAATATACCAACAGGATTATAATTTTTTGCCATCAATACACCTCTATTCATCTTTGCCTTACTCTACAATGTTTTGGTTGTGATTTTCTAAACCACGAACGAACCCCGACACGATTTGATTTTTTAGCAAGCTGTAATAATTTTCTCGATCTTCCAATAGGCATAATAATAACATATTCACCAATACCGTCCCAAGATGAGGAAGCCTCTTCTAGTTTTGCATATTCTTTTACTAATTCAAAAAATGTTGTTTCTGTTTCACGTTCCTGATCCATCAATACACCTCTTTCAACATCCTGACCGCTTCCAACAGCTTTTCGTCTGTCAGCATTTCGGGTGATACGTGCTCTGTGTAGTCATCGCCGAATAGCAGGAATTTTAGTTTATTTGTGAATATATATTCAGGATTCATTATCTCATGATAGATAATACTCATATATGGAAGTTTTTCACCTTCCTTGTTTTCAAATGATTCATGCTCAAATATAGCCATGATTTCTTGTCTGCCAAAATAATACTGTTTTTCAAATTCAATAAACTTAGCATCTTTTGGCAAGCCTTCGATACACTCAATAAATGATTTCTTCCCAATATTCCAGCCTTGTGTGAACATTGTCTGAAGCGTTTTAGCATCAATATAAACAATCATTTTTCCCATTTCTACTCCTTTACCACCCGATATAATCCAATCAAGAATTTACGCGTGTTAGACGTTCCTAATCCGTGAACATAATTGCCAATCGGTATGCAACCCATCCGTAAAAATAACCCGTTCAACGTTTCCTGTGTGAAGTTTATCGGATGTGCTAACCCGTAACACATGTAATAATCCATGTTGGGGACTTCAATCATAATCAGACTACTATCATGGGTATAGTTGTCGATGATATTCTGCATGTACTCCAACGGGTGATTGATGTGCTCAAGGCTGTGTGACATTGTGATAAGGTCGAATTGTTGATGTGGCACTTCGTTGATGTCCTGATATATGCGATAATCACAAGCTGGTTCAAGGCTGTGATACCTGACATCCGGCTCAACACCGACGCAATACTCAAAGTCGCACTCGATATGCAATCTATCCAGCAAGTAGCCAGCCGACGAACCAATCTCAAGGTTAGAATGCAGTCCCGTCAAATGCTGCTTGATGGTATTCACCTGGACGATTGCCCGGGCGTGTTGGTTCTTTAAGTCGTTCTGGTTGATACCGTTCTCGTTCTCAAGGATAGTGTCCCTGTACAGTCCGCTGTAGTATTGTATAGTTTGTTCGTCCGTCATGCGTGGATTCAGGAAGTTCAAGCCGCAATCCTGACAGATTGAAGCGTGTATCATGCCTAAGTCGCGGTAGTTAATCTGGTACATTGTTGGTATGTCTGTACCCTTGCAGATGGGGCATTGTGTTAACTGCTCAAAGTCAAGTTGATTGATTAGTGTCATCTCATATCCTCTCTACTCTCACATAGATAATATGATTATACAACTTTTGCGGATAGATTTCAATACCCCAATTTATCTATTTTGCCAGAACGTCGGCAATCGCCTTTAGCACCTTTTCCGCAATCTTCTTGCCGTATAACATGACTACCTGCTTGTCTGTTATCCACCCCGTTTGTTTGTGCGCTGATGTCTGCTCCTCGCTGGATTGTACTAACCTTGCGTATGTTGCACTCGTGCCAACGGTTGCGGTAAATCCACTATCGGATGCCTTGGCAGTCCATGATTGCCCTAGTTTCTCACTCTTACTGGATTGCCCCCGTCTGTAAGGAACACCAATATCACCTTTATTCAGATGATAAAAGAACCCTGCTCGCATACGTTTAGCCGCGTCACTATTACCATATAATCGCCAATTCTTATACGTTCGTTTAGCTGGATATTTCGCTATTTTTTCTTTAAGCTCTAAAGCACCAGCCATGATTGCACCCTTGACTTTTGTCATGCTGGCAAGGTTGTCAATCTTTTTTATTAGTTCTTCCGCGCCTTCAATCTTGATGTATGTCATTCTGGCAACCTGTGAGATACTTCACATCTACACCCGACATGGGCTGGAGGATACATTCCATCTGTTATCGGTTGGTCATTACGAGGGCCGCAAATATCACATACTATGTCATCGTTTGACGTATTCCATATTGCAATCAATTCAATGCCCGTTTCTTTTTGGATCTCACTGACCAGTTGCCGCTCTCCCTCGGACGCTGCCCTGGTGGTTTCTGTAATAGCTATCATCTCCGCGCGTGCTGGTGAATACCAGCGTTCTAGTGACGTCCGTAATTGTCCTAAATTCCAACCTTGCTCATAGAATTGCGGTATCGTTTCCTGAAGTCCTTTCAGCGTTGTATTGGTGATACCTTTTACTAAATCATACGTATATTTATTAGCCCACCTGGCAGCGTTGACATTTACCATTCCCCAATCAATACCGATATGCACTTCGTCCATCAATAGTTTAGCCTGTTGTAAATATATGTCGATAAGAATAGGTTCAACGTCACGTTGTAGCTTTCGACCTTCGTTCTCCCAAAATTCATTTGGTACGTTGTATAGTTGCGGTGGATTGCCCAATAATTCCAATAGTTTATTCAATTGCGCCCGTTGGTTCTTACTGATAACCGCAATCAGACGCGCTTCTATTTCGTCACGATTGATCACGTCTGCTTTTATCGCGCCGCTTTGACGTAGCTTCTTTAGCTTTTGCAGGCGTGCCATAGCGTCAACATCTGGAGGAACATTCCACCCTTGCGCCTTCAATGTATCAACAATCTTTACGATGGTATCAATCGTTTTTGGATTCATCTACCCTCCCAGCTTCCATCATCAAAACGGACTACATCAGTTCTGGCTTTGTGCTTGTGTATCTTCGCAGGTGTTACGGGTTTAAATCTATTCCATCCCTTGCGGTATTTAAAATTGATGTCACACCGTCGCGATGTCATCTCAAATTCTCCACAACTCACATCAAGGGTATAAGCACCAACTGATTCATTATACGTCAATTCTACATCAATGCCAGTTACAGCATAGGTAGTATTATCAGCGGTAAATGTGTACGCTGCCAACAATCCAACATCAATTCCCGTCAAGCTGTAAGTCTGTGTTGCGCCTGCCAACAATCTGGACGCTAATAATCCAGTATCAATTCCTGAATACGTGTACTCTGCTTTGGTTGCATCAAATTTACGGGTTGCCAGTAGTCCAGCATCAATACCCGTCAAACTATATTCAGCTTTTACGGCTGGCATAATGATTGACTTCGTTAACCCCGTATCTATTCCTGTTAGCACAAATTCACCGACTGTTATACCAAGTGTTCTGGCTGCCAGTAATCCGGTTGCCGTTCCTGTTAGTGTAAATTCTGCGACGGTTGCAGGCATGATAACAGTCTTAGCTAACACAGAATCAACGCCCGTCAATGTAAATTCTGCTTTAGTAATGTCTATCTTGCGTGCTACTGTAAACCCTGCTGCAATACCCGTGAAGGTAAATTCAGTCTTCGTGATAGGTAATACAATCGTTTTGGCTAATGTTGCGTCAATTCCGGTTAGTATAAATTCAGCCGCTGTTATATCTACTTTACGGGCAACTGTCAGGGTTGCCGCTATTCCTGTGAATGTGTATGTTTGTGTAGTTGCGTCTAATGGTGCAACGGGCGCGGTTGGTGCTGTTAGTACAGCATAAGACAATCCCATAGCCCTTCTTGTTGTCGCATTACCGGCAGATGACGGGCTGACAAATCTTAACCGTAAATCAGTAAAATCGGATAGCGCGTCACATTCGGCTGTTGTACAATTGTAGGTGTAATCAGTCCAGGTATCTGTCAGCGTCTTTTGTGTATCACTTGCCCTTAGTGTTGCACCTTCGTATAAATATGTTGTGACATAAACAGCGTTACCGGCTCCGTCCGTTGTCGTTCCATTTAGCTTTGCTACCCGATACGTGAACGAAATACCCGTATCAGAAACAGGGTCGGTAATGTTCGTTAGACTGCATTCATACGTTACAGCGGTAGCCTCTGCCCCATAGATAAAATCAGCATCAGACGGAGTTATTTCGTCAATGCTCGCATAATTACCACCAGCAACGCCGGTAGTGGTTACGTCACCATCAGGGCGTCCATATTGTGCCATAGTTATCCTATGCTATCGTCAATACGCCGTTTGTACCATCGAAGTTTATTGTCAGACTTTCACCAGCCGCTAATGTGATTTCTGAACCGTAGTCATACCAGCCTATAAGCTCGTCGGATGCCGCTGTGTCATTGTAGATAACCACATAACGAAACGGGCCAACAGTTCCGCCGGTTGCGGTTACGGTTTTGTCAGCCAATACCAGCTTATAGGTTCCGTCTGTTTGCGCTGATGTTGATATTGTCAAGGCCTGACTGTCAACATAAGTCAATGTTATTTGTGTCAGGTCGCCCAACACGGTATTAGTAGCCACGGGTGCGGCTGCCGCTGCCGTGAATGTCACATTCAGGGTATCGCTCCCCAGGTTGTGCGCTTTCTCCGCTAATGCTTCGACAAAGCTGTTGAACTTGTTAAAAGTTGCCATTGTTTACTCCTTGTTTTCTACTATTGTTTCAGGTGTATTTATCACCTGTAATAACTCACGTAATTGAATTACCAATTCACTTATCCCCTGCTCGCGCTTCTTACCGAACACGCTCTTGATGTCATCGACTGTCTGACACGTCGCTAATTCAAGGTTGATTTCATCCATAAGCCATTCAGGGATTACATCCGATTCAAACTTCACTACCGCTGACTTGCCGGATTTCAACGCCTTTGTAGATTTCCGCTGCCATGCTGCTATTTCGCTTGCCGCTTCCATGTTCACGGATTCCCGGTCTTCTATGTCTGTTTCCTGTGACGGTTGCGTAGCCTCTGGCAATTGTGGGGGTGGTGTGACTTCGTTCTTTTTCTTTTCCATTTCCTCAAGTTGCAGTCGCATATCATCGGTAAGCTCAACGCCCACTAAGTCCATTGCCATAAGCAGTGGCACACCGCTTGTAACGAACGCACCAACAGCCTCCGCCTGAAATTTGGCGTCTTCCTGGAATATGTCAAGACTCTCATATTGGAAATCAATCTTATACCCCTGTAGTTTCCATTCAGCGGTAAACAACTTGCTATTCAGCACGGATGCAATCGAATTACAATCAGGAATTACAGTTGCGGTGTAGAATTGTTTCTGGTCATCATGTCTTACGTCGTTTGTAGCAGCCGCAGACCACAGCAAGGATTCAGGAATACCCAGGCACGCGGTAATATTCTCCCGTTGTGTCTTGGTAAGGCTGTCATTATTCAGCGATTCCAACCCCTCGCCGATTACAACAGGCTTTACGTTTTCACCCTTCAATACCAGATTAGCCCACGCGTTCTTGATGCCTTCAACCTTGTCAGACAACCAGTCAGCCATTTTCTCGGCTTCCTGTCTGCTAAATCCTAACGTTGTGAAGATAGTCGCCTTGATTGCACCACGCTTGAAAAAGTTACCCACAAAATCATCAATATTGAACAGGATTCCAGCGCTCATCAACGCTGCTTTTGCAGGACTTATTTCACCAGCCCCGACTTCACTCATGTAATCAGGTTCGTAGAATGGGATGATAAACTTCGGCTCAATGTGCAATGTCTGGGTTGGCAGTGTCCGCTTATATGATTTCAACTCCCCAATATCGTTATATTCTTCCTCGATGGTAGTTGGCACCAGGTATTTCAGGTTCTGGACATACCCGTTCTTGTTGGCTTCAATCAGCAAATACGCCTTGCCTGTCATCAACTTACTAACCATCAGCTTCAGGAATAGCGATTGTGGCATAGGTAGGAATTTAAGCTTGTTCTGGTAGTTCGTCGATGTTTCATACACCTTATCATTCTGTTTGATGTCGAATGACATGTTGGCGACTTCACCAGAACGCATCATAACCGCTGAATACAACCAGGGGACGCGCCGGAAAAAGAACGATTCCGCTGAGTTCTGCTTTTCACTGGTCAACGTCCAGCCTGTCAGGTCGTCAACATTCCAGGCATTGATTGACTTTGCCCCGTCGAATAATGTTAGTACGTTTTGTTTATGTGCCACTAATACCTCCCACTGGTTGCGATTGACCAGTCATTGCCGCCGATGCAGTCCCATGCCAAAGCCAAAGACATTACTGTGTCGTCATGTAATCCGTCTGGTGCTGAATAACTGAATGACCCCGACGGTGAACGCTTGCTCTCAAATGATAATAATTCCCCTATTAATACAGGGTAATTGTAAATTCCAATATCCCCATGTTCGAACGCTGATTGAAGATTCATAATCAACGGCTGCTTTGTCGCGCTGGTGGTCATAAATGGAATGATGTTCATGCCCTTGTTTTCAAGGTGATCAATAACCGGCTGCCCTATGCTGTTGGCTTCAATCTTGATAACATCTAAATTCCAGCGGTGATATAGTGAATATAGCCTGTCTTCTAACACGCTGTAATCAACGCGGTTGAACCTGTCCATATAAACAAGCTGCTTTGACATGACATCCATAACAGACACGACGGTATAGTCGATGCTTGCCGCAACGTCCACACCTGCGATATATTGCCGGTTCGGTTGCGGTTCGTCTAATGGATCTTCCATTTTTACAGCTTCTTGAACCCTACGAAATACCGCGCCCTCTGAATTGATAAACTCTGCTAGAATTTCTTGATTGAATATAATTTCAGGTAGCGTGTTCTTTAGTTCCTCTATTTCAGACCTTGCAATATATGGGTTGTCATACGTTGTTTTGTGGAATGAAGCCCACTCATTTTGTAAATTATCCATACCCCTATCATACATTGTCTTGAAATAATTCAATCCTTTAGGTGTGCTACCTATCATTGCGCTGCCTTGCAAATCAGCCAACGTAATACGGATTACAGCATTCCATGAATATTCAAGGTCTTTTACTTTTGCGGCTTCGTTTACCAATGCTCGTTTATAATGTCGCCCTCTGGATGCGTCCTTATCCTGTAATGACCACATTTCAATATATCCACCCGTAACCAAATCGATTCGTTTTTCGACTTCGCTTTTATCTTTTGTGATTGGATAAAATGTGTCTACGAACCAATTCCAGTTTTCCATAAGGCTTTTATATTCAGGCTCATACCATGCAACGGGTTCGCCTGATAGCAAACCCTCGCTTGCATAGTTTCTCTGGATAATATCCTTCCCGAAACGCCGTCCACAATTTAGCACGTTAAACCTCTTTAGGTTCTTGTAAATCTTTGCTTGTTCTGGATGAAACGCCTGTAATTGGATAAGGGGTGTTGATATATTCAACTCTGATCGCTGCTCCTTCACTACCTGTTATTTCAGACCGCTCGACATATCCACGTTTTTTACCTTGTGTCTTCAAGAAGAATATCAACGCTGATAAATTTCCGCGCTTCGCCTGTTTAAACAATTCACTTTCAGCGTCATCTAATATTGATTCCCGTTCGTCTTGAATAATGTCTTTTAGTTCTGGACGCTTTTCAATGTAATCATAAATAGCCGACCTTGTAATGCCAAAGGCCCGGGCTATTGCTGATATATTCCCGTTGTATTTATGGATTGCATCTACTAAGTCTTGTTTTTTCATTTTGTTCCTTAAAGGCACCCTGTCAGTTTTGCTACTGCTTTTCTTCAAAAACAGCCACTATACTAACCAAATCACCCAGGTGTCCCATCATGTGTTGAACTTGTTCTAAGCAGTATTCTGGTACGTTGATTGTAACGTTAAAACTGTGATCAACCATTGATTTTATTTGTCGTAGTTCTGCTTCAAATTCAACCGCTAACGGTTCGTCCACTATATCGCCACTAATCCCAACTTGATTGTGATGTCACCCGTTTGCGCCGTTGCACTGGCAGCCGTACCCGTGCGGACTTTGATGTACTGCTTGCCGTGAAATATGTTCGGGTTGGTGATGGTCACAAGCCGCGCTTCACTGAATGGAATGTTGACTTCTGTTCCTGTTTCGTCGTACATATTGGCGTATGTCACACCGTCCAGACTGCCCTGAAATGTATAAGCCGCGCCCTCTAAGTCAGACGTTGACTGGATTGATACCAGCGTCATCTTGCCTAAGTTGACTGCCCCTGAAAGGCTTGCCTCGTTTGCGATTGTGGCTTCCACCACTGCGTCTAATCTTGCGAAATCGTTGTATGCCATTTGTGTGCTCCTTTATGGTAGTCTTGCCAAAACTTCGGCTGCTATCTTTGCGTGTCCTGCTGCTGTTGGATGTATGCCATCACTTGTTTCGTCTTGTGCAATCCACGGGGTTGTGTAAGTGTCCCAACACGTAATACCTTGAGCGGTACAGGCTGCTGCAATTGCTGTACGAATGTTGGATTTGTCAACCTCTGCCCCGTCTGTCTGATTAGCCCATCTTTTGAGAACGTTCATAGCATAGATTGTTGCGTTTGTATTACTTGCTTTTAATGCAATGATTCCATCTTCATAAGCAGTTTGTAGTGTCCCCATATTGCCAGCATTATCATCATTAGAACCAAGCTGGATAATAATAATATCTGCATCATCAGAAGCTGCTGCTGTTGCTTGTGCTGCTAAATTTGACGCTCCTGCTACTACGCCCATAGAAGCAACCGCCCTGTTTCTGTTGAAATATGTTGTAAGTTCACTTAATATAAGCGTTGTATAACTTGTATCACTCTTAACAGAGATGCTATCGCCAAGTATAGTTAATGTATTTTGCGGTAAGTTTTTGGATAAAGCTACAATTTCTGCGTCTGTTGCAACCCGTGACGCAATAAAACAATCGCTTAAATATCCAATCAACGGGTTTGCTTTTGTTGTGTTTGCTGCTCCAAAACATGCTGATGCTTCTGCAACACTACCAGCCCAAATGCCAAGAGTATCTAGTGTTGTTATTTTTTTATTATTAATATAAATTGATACTAAATCATTTGCTTTGTCAACAGTAATGCACCAAAAAAACCAGTTATTTGTAGCACCATAAAAGTTTAATGTTTTTACGGCAACCGCACCCGACTTAAATCTAAATGATAGTTGTTCAGCCGATGATTGTTTTAATAAGTCAACATAGTTATTTGCATCTACTAAAAATCTAAATGGATTACCGACCGCACCATCATAAAAAGTATTCATGGTTTTTGCCTTGTACCATCCACCTATGGTTAATGTGTTTGGAGTAAATGCGCTAACTAACGATGCTGAATATACATTAGCAAACCCATCACCATTAAATAGTGGAGATGGTTTATTAAACTTTGATCTGGTTGAATTAAGTGTAACGGTATCGTAGACACCATTTCTAGCATTTCCAGAAATGTCTGTAACGGTTGTTCCTGATTCTTCCCACATTGGATAATATGCTATAAGATTCGCGCCAAATAGTGTTTTTAATTTCTGAAAATACGGATTAGTTTGTAGTATCATCAACAATCTGCTTTTACTTGTCATCGTTACACTCCTCTCCCCTGCTTTATCGCTAATCGTGGTCGCATTGGATTGTCACCCATTATCTACCGCCTTTGGTTTAGCGCTGCGTTTGCGTGCCGCTGCTGTGACTTCTTTTATTCTTGATTCCACGTGGTCATCATGTTCTTTCAAGCTATCCCCCAACTTAAAAACAGAAATGCTCATACTTTCAATGGCCCTGGTAAGTTTGCCCAAGTCCTCCACGTTATTTTTGTTTAAGACGGTAAAAAAATCGCGCCACTCTGCGTCCCTTTTCCCGATGTAATTCAGGAAGATGATAACGACGACAATAACAGCCCCCGCGCTGCCAAAGTTAATAAGGCTTGCAATTGTTGCAGCATCCATGTCGCCCCCTTATTTCGTGACTGTGTTATATACGGTGTTGTTGGTCACCAGTGGATCTTGTTGGAAGAATTTCTTAATCAGGTCGTGAATGAAATTACTACCCCTACCAATGGCAAGTCCTGTGATGGTAATCCCGAACGGGTGTATTTCTATTGGCGTTTCCAACCAGATTGACAACAGACTGATAACGTCAAACTTATATATAAACGCGCCCAAAACGCCAAAGCCCAAAGCCACATACTGCAACAGCCATTTATAAGGCACCAACACTGGCACGTGATCAAACAGCTTGCCAAAGATATATTCAACCATCGCTTCGACAAGAAACGACAACAAGAAAATTATTGCTAAAATTCCTAAGACTGACATTATATTTATCCTTTCCATTCAAAAACAAAATTTGAATTTAAACCTAAAAATACCGATAACATATTTACCTCCGGAGGCTGACATATCCACTGTTTTTCAATTGTTGGATTTTTAGTGTCGTTTGGCTTATTAACGGAGCGCCTTGGGGGATATCAGAGTTCCCCTTACAAGCATCTCTTTCTGCTTGCAATTGAACAATACTTTGAGATGGAAACGCTATATTAAAAGCCGCATTTACATCAGCATGTTCTACGTGACCACAATGTGAGCACTTAAAATATTTACCTTTTCTATCTCCAATAGTCCCACAAATAGAGCAACATTTGCTCGTATAAGCTGGATCAATTAAGGATAATGTCACACCCGCAAGAGTTGCCTTATATTTTATAAATTGTTTTAGTTGATAAAAGCTCCAAGTGTGGAGGGTATGATTAAAGGATTTTTTATGGTTTTTATTTTTTCTAACATTGTTTAAATTTTCTAGATTTATACTAGCCTTATTTGAAACAGCTTGATTAACTATAAATCTAGATATCTTGTGATTTATATCTGTAATTATTCTGTTTTCACGATTTTTAATTTGTTTAACTTTTTTATATTTACCTTTTTTCTGTAGATCGCGTCTAATAAATTTATATTTATTATGTTGGTGTTGAGCTGACTTACCAAGTTTAAATACCTTGCCTGTTTCCTTGATGGCTACTACCGCACAATGACTTGTTGCATTTAAATCAACGCCAATATGGTTAATTGGTTTAAATGTTTCTTGTTCTTTAATGGTTACAGAAATGTAAGCATATTTTTCATCCATTTCGATTAAATTAACTTTTTCAAATTCCTTATCTAATTTTAGATTTATATTTAGTGGAATTACTCTAATTCGTTTATCTATTATTTTTATACATTGATTAGGAATTATTAACTTAACTGATTGTACAGATTTACATTTTTTATTTTTTCCATATTTTCTCAATATTTGATTAGAAATAGCAGATTTAAGCCCAAAATGTTTTACCCATTTACTAGATAATTTATCCCTGTTATTAATAGCAAAATCAGCAACTTGTCGTGCTTTTGACAGTTCTGTTGATAAATCTGTGTTGTGCTTAACCTTATAGGTTAATATCATTATTTTCTCCAACACTATAAATTGCTTTTACTCAAAATAACATTAGCACATTTATTCTATGTTGTCAATAGATAATCTGTAATTGCCGGAATTGTTAAGATTACCAATTCTTCCAGTTACACATTCTTTCAATCCCCTCTAGTCCTCGTTCGACTTTGCGCAAGTTATCCTCACCGTACTTGCACAATCGCCTTGCCGCCCGTCGCCTTGCTTTGGATAACTTGCGTTTCCAGAATCGCCCCTCGTGTTCGCTGCCCCACATCTCGGAGAACGATATATTAGCCTTCTCCAGTCTGTCCTCAACGAAGCGATTACCCATGTCATCTATACCCACAATCCGAACATTCCATCCGGTGATTATAATACGCGTCCCACGCGTCCAGCATGTCATCCTCTGAATTATTTTCGTTGTCGAACATCATATTATATTCGTCATACAGGCGTTGCCCCTCAGCACATAACACGAGCTCACCGATTGATTCTGGCATTATTCACCTCGCAAATAAAAACCAATACTAAAATGCTCAATGCGTCCAAATTCAAAGCTCCAAGTAATCAACCACCAAAAAAACCATATGCTTTTATAGAAGCTTTTTAAATCAATATTAAATGATGGTCTTACAATTTTTCTATCTGGATAACAATATATTTTCATTATCCTCTCCTGCAAACTAATTCAATCACGCGCAACCTGTACCACATCGCCCAAAGCAACGTTAACCATGTGATAATAATCGTAATTATTAAAAACATAGTGGGGAATTCGTCTGGTTTACGCTTTTTCATGGCTTTATAATCCCACTTTCAGAATATGACGCTTCCCACATAGGGACAGCTTGCAACGGACACCATGAGGGGCGTGATTCATAAGGATTGTTATTTTCTTCGATACTTTTATCCGTAACAAAACACCACAACGGATTAGCAACCATAAAAAAATCACAAGGCTTTGGATCGTGCTTACCAGTACGGCTACCACACGCTATCGGCAATTCATCAACTAACACTTTGTAGATTTTCATATCCGTTCACGCTCCATAATCTTGATTGCATCCTCAAGCGTCCTGACAACGTGAAGCCCTAAACCGTAAAACGCTTCGTGGAAGTCCTTCTCCGCGTCCGTCAATTTCGCGCTGCCCTGCTTGATTTCCAGCATGACAACACGTCCGCCGCCTGCTACGATACAATCCGGGAACCCGTCGCCATATTTTGACGTATCTTTGACTTTGTAGCCACAATCGCGCAATCCTTGAATTATCTCGTGGTGATTGCCGTCCACACGTTTTGCATATCGCATTGTTTCCTCATTTCCCGTCCATTTTGCAAAAGGCAAATCTGTACCAGGTCGCCAAGTTACATCATTGTACAAATCAGGCATATCAATTCTGTCATCGTTTCCTGTCCATTCTATAATCTTGTCCGGTGCATCTTCGCCTGTAAATGCGCCCCCAATATGCCAACACTTATTATGCGAAGCTAATTCGACTTCCTGGTACCAGTTGTATATCTCCAGGTATTGCTCGCTGTTGATGGTAAACGTCTGGTTATCCTTAAGCTGTGATTGCATCCACTCGCACATCATTTGTTCGGCTGTTTTCATCTCATCACCTCACTTATCACTATACAACTTTCCCGGCACAATTTCAAGATGCAATTTCGCGATTGCTCCACCACTCGCTACACAGCTTAAAGAATATCTCAGGCGGCATAATTTCGCAGTCAAACCACGTGCCGATTTCGACGCGTATTCTCGGACGCTCCGATTTTCCGTCCATAACAAATACAACATTGACGGGTGATTGCTGTTGTTTCAATTCTTCACCGCCTTTAATTCATTCAGATAATATTCGTCAAGAAATTTTGTTGCGTATTCTTTGGCTATATGGTCTTCAATATAGTTATCAAATTTAATTTGTTGCATACCTTTCCGTAATGTCTTAGCTTGTGTTTTCCAATACTTATATTTTTTTAGTAGCTTTTTCGACTTATATTCTAATTGTACGATTTCTTGTTGATATTTTAAGTTATCTTCTCGTAATAGTCTTACAGATTCATCCTCTAAATATATCGGCTGTAACATTTCATCAAATCCTTTCAATGCCTTGTTTTCAGTCATCCTAACTGTGTCAGTTGTAATATTTCTTGTTTCACAATAAGGACACAATCTAACGCCTTCTTGTTGGGAAGTAAATGTTCGATGACAATCCATACAATCAGTTAAATAATATTTTTCCATCACTTCACTTCCTTTTTTCGTTCTGCCAGCCACAAGCCTAGTTTCACTAGCAGTTCCTTGCGCGACATATCGCCAAATCCGCGCCGCCCTCGTTCGTCCGCGTAGTTTTGCAGCATGTTCAGCATCCCGTCGATTATTACCCTGTCATGTGGCTCAAGTTTCTGGTAGGTTGCCTCGATAGCCTCGTTCATGTCCTGCTCGTCGTAGCCTGCCATTTCGCCGACTAGCGTTGTCTTGTCGCGATACATCTCACGCTTGAATTTGTAATCAGCATTGTATTTGTCGTTATAGCGTATCATCATTCTCTCCAATCTTTTTCAGCATCTCGTCACGTTGCAACAGTAGCATCGTCCGCTCTTGTCGCAGTTGGTCGATCATGTCACACATGGTGTCTATCCGCTGTAATAACAGGTTGATGTAATCGTCAGGGTTAAATACGTCATAGGTTGGTAGTGGTTCGGTCATCCTGTCCTCCGATAATTCCTCTGTAGCCCTTCTAATAACGCCTGCTTTATCTTCACCCGGTCGCGGTTGCGTTGGGTGTCGTCCTGCTTCCATTCCCGTACAGCCTGCTTGTATTCCAATTCGGCTTTGGTTCGTGCTTCGTACCATGTCATTTTATGCTCCTCTCTCTAAATCGCCAACCCGAAAATATTCAGGTTGCATAATCTGTTTGAATACACCCGTTGATCCCATAGTGTTTTTATCCACCAGAACATCAACAATATTTGAATATCCATTCTCAATTCGATCACGTCGTAACAATACCACCAGGTTTGACTTGTCGCTTTTTTCACCAGCTCCCCTGACACTTGACCTGTCAACATTTTCAAATGATGTTTGCTTGCCTTCCTTGCTCATTTGTGCAACCATCAATACCGGAATGCTTGTCATCTCTGCAAACGTTTTTATTTGTTCTACGTTGTCGGCTTCGCGCTGGTATATGTTGGTGCCGAACATTTGTAATTGCCGCTTTGAAGCAGACGCCTTTTCGAGGTAGTCCAATACCACCACGTCACATTCATCCTCATTGACTAACCTCCGCAGTTCTGTAATGGTTCGCTCCATAGTCCAGCCTGGGGTGTGGAGATATGAAATATACCCTTCCCATTTCAGCAAGCGCGGTTTTACTTCGTCAATTTTTTGTTTCTGCAATGGATTCAACTTACCGCTTTTTATGTCCCTGGGTGTAATTCCTGTATGACGTGACGTTCTCCGCAACATCATTAGTTTGCGGTTTAGTTCATAGTGGACAAATACCACCCTGTTTTTATGTGCTGCCCAGTGTTCGGCGATTGATTCAGCGTAGATTGTTTTCCCGGCCCCGTCTGGAGCTGTAACCAATCCTAGCATCCCGTCCTCAAGTGGATCTATAATATTATTCCATGATTGCCACGGCCATGATAAATCGCGCCGTAAACTTTCAGGCGTGTTGGCTATCTTTTCGTAGTCCTCAATAATCTTACTGGTAAAATCGAACGAATCAACCCACTTCAAAATAGCGTCCTCTTCGCCGGCTCCCATGCGTGCCAACATTTCGGATAACCACCGGCGCAATTCTTCCGGCTCGTCCTCTGCCATGCACCGCCGCAATAATTCTTTAGCCAAAACTTCATATTGTACGATTTCTGGATTCATGTTTGTACTTCCTCTATTCCACCGCCCCATATTCTATAATCACCTTTTACAACTTCGCGGTTTTTTGGTTTTAGTTTTTCTCTTTCAACTTTATATTGATATATTTTATCCACTGTTTGTTGAAGTGTTGGCGGTTCGTTCTTTTGTCCCCTAAAATCATTCTTATACCACCAGGATTCAAAACCTTTTAAATCATCTATTGTATATTCAGCTTTCATAAGTGCTTTAGTTGTTTTTCCAATTTGTCCTGCTTTTAGTTTCATATCCAATTTGCATAATTGTGCCAGTGCTCCAAAATAAATTTGATGTTCGGGAACCTTGTTTTTAAGTATGTCTTTAACTTGTCTTTTGTTGTTACCTATTTGCGTAACACCTCTGTTACCTGCTTTGGTTACAGTGCTGTTACCTGCTTTGGTTACAGTAACCTGTGTAGGTAACACTTCGTTTTTATTGAATCTATCTCCTCTTTCAGCATTAGATTCTATACCAATCCATTGTTCGATGTATTTATTAAATCCGTAAGTTGGTATTTGTCCTTTGTCTAATCGCTTATAAATTATCTTTTTTTCAATCAATGATTTCAATGGTTTTAATACATGTTGTCTTTTGCTATCGGTTCCCTCTGCCCACTGGCTTAAACTTATAATATCCTCCTTTTTATTCCAACCGTATGTTTTCCTGAATAAAAATAAAACACAGCGAAACTCTGCACCAGATAACCTTGCTTTTGATAATGCATCAAATATTGCATTATGAACCCTGGTAAACTCGCCTTGTTCTATTTGTATGTCGTTTCCGTTGGTTGCCATTATTTCTCCGTGTTTTAGATAAAAAAACCACTTTGGGTTGTGCCCGTGTCCGCAAGTGCTATCCAAGTGTAGCATTACACAGACACACCCTAAAGTGGTCTACTTGGATCATATTACAGCTTGCGGACTGTGTTTGTTATATTTCATATTATACAACCTTTTTATTGAATGTCAAGAGATTCATGCGATTTAACCCAGCCAAATCTTTTAGCAATGCTGAACAACGTCGCAATCGTAACCGCGCTGCCTTCGCTGCCTTTGTCGTGGAATGATTTCCACTTTCGCTCTACTTCACCCTGCTTACCGTCGGCCCAACTTTCAGCCAGATTGTAACCAGCGTCCCCAAATTCAGAATGAATACCCATTAGCACTTGAACCCATTCATCATATGCAATGCCCCATGGTGGAATCAATCGCAAGGCGTCCTGTACCTCTTTTTGTGAAGCCGGTGCCAGATAGTTTTTTCTAACCGTCAACCGTCGCTCATTATCCCCACTGTCTTTATAATTCTGGATGATTTTCTTTATAACATCAACAGGTAACACTTGATTGATCTTGTAAAACTCGCACCCCTGGGAACCATAGAAAAATCGTACAGCATCTTTACATTGTCTGTCAGCGGTGCCAAATAGCCACAACAAAGCACTGGCAGCCATCGTATAATTCTTGGCCTGCATGATTGGTTGATCTAGAAGAAATATCACCCGTGACCTGGGTTCCTCTGGTTTATGGCTTATCGTCGTGTACAAAAATGAAGCATACTTGGCTATAAACTTATCCCGTGATAATTGTTCAAGTGAGCTGCTTTTATCGCCGGTGTCGAAATCAAGTCCAATGTGTTGACCACAAATATAATTTTCAGATGTCCTCCAGTTATTCTTGTGTTGTGTGGTAATGGATCTCCCCAGGTAGATAGCTGCCATGATATTTTTTTGCTCAAGCTCAAAGTTAACGAATGACGCGTTAAACTTTGACCACATGTCAGAACCCTGGGGAATCTTCTTATCTAGCTTAAAACTCGATACCGCTATTTTGTAGATCATTGTTATCCTCGTGTATTTCTACATCGTGAAACTTAGCGTGACACTTCCGACATAATACAATTACATCATTATCCTCATTACCTAAAGTTGAATATGTCCGGTGGTGTGCATTTAGGGTTTTACCGTTCCCGGGTTCATTGCACATCTGGCACCGCCACCCGGCTTTTTCTTTATAGGTTTTTGCTTTGGCTTTCCACTCAGGGGACTTGATATATTCTTTATAATCAGGTCGTAATGTAAATGTGTATTGTTCTTCTTTTATCGCTCTGTTTTCAATCCAAAAATCAGCCAGTAGGGTTCCTAAACTATCGGCATAATCAGACATTATGTAGCTCCTCATACCGTTTCACAATCATGTGTACTCTGGCTTTCGTCAAATGTACCCTGTCAGCTATATCTTGGTGCGTCATTCCACTGGCACGCATCTTTATAATGCGTTTGTTGCGAAAATATATATGTATCAATTCAAATATTTGTGCTATCAGTTGTTTCATAGTTGTTACCTCCAATATAATAATAGCACACAATTTCTAAATGTCAATAGCAATAAACTAATTGATACGAATATTTAAGAATATCGTAATTCCCTATTGACATACACCCCAAATGTTGTATAATCTATATAACGATAACAAAGGAGATTGAGATGCAATTATATAACGAAGCAACCGACGACTACGACAAGGAAATTGAGCTGACACCCTGGATGGTGAACTGGATTATCGAAGGCGGCAAAGTACGTGAAGGCTACGACCCGTTCGGCAGACTGGCAGAGCGCACCGCACGAACAAACGAAGCCATAGCCCGCGCTGATGTGCTACTGGACGAGCTTCACGACATGCTGAACGTTGACCCGTTCGGGCCAGGTGACTGCTTGCCGGATGTAGAACCGGAATACAATCCGGCGTTGGAGTGGGACATGATGACAAGTGAACTAAGACGAGGTGACGCATGACAACAATCAACATCTTGGTAAACGGTACACTAGCAATCATCGTATTGCTGACAATCGCGAGCGTGGTAGGATATTTGCGACGTGAGAATAAATAGAACATAATGTCTAGCAATCGTTCTAAAAATCCTTATAATAGAATTAAGAGGTGAATCATGCCAGTAGAAATCATAATCATGTTAGTGTTCGGAACCACCGCCATAATGGCGTAATTAGCAGATATGTTAGCGAAGGAGTAGAGATGGAAAAATCAGAATCAATCAAGTTGTTAGCAGGTGCATTAGCACAAGCACAAGCGGAAATGCCAGCGGTGCAATTCAACGCGACAAACCCGTTCCTGAAAAACAAGTATGCTGACTTAGGCGCAATCATTAGCACGTCGAAGCCGATACTAGGCAAGAATGGCTTATCAGTCAGCCAGCTTGTATCAACTGATAACAGCAACGTTGGCGTCACAACCGTACTGATGCACAATTCCGGCGAATGGTTGGAATCAACCGCGTGGCTACCAGTTGGAGAAGGAAAAGGAATGTCGCAAGCTCAAGTAGCCGGTTCTCTTATCACTTATCTCCGCCGCTATTCTTTAGCGTCAATTCTTGGAATGTACGCGGACGAAGACGGTGACAGCAATCCTGCGCCAAAGTCAGAACCGAAACAACAGGCGAAACCGCAACCAACCACACTTGTCGAAGCCGCCAAAGAATTAGGCGGAATTGTCAAGAATAGCATGACAGTTGAAACAGCCGAAGCCGTGACGAATAAAGACGGTGTCAGATACGGTGACATTGACACAAAGACATTATCCCACATGGGGAACGCAATCACCAAAGCCATGGAAAAGAACGGCATGAGCCATGAGAAACACGAAGAGCACCAATTGAAGCTGGATGCAATTAAAGTGATATTAGAATCACGACAATAATTATGATGGGGGCTGCCGCATCCAACACGCAGAGAGAGGATTGATGAAATGGGATTAGACATGAGTTTATATTTACAAGTTGATGAAAAAAACATTGATGATTTTGAGCTGGTTTACTGGCGCAAGGCTAACTGGATCCACAACTGGTTTGTCGTAAATTGTGCCGATGGTGTTGATGAGTGCCAACCAATAAAAGTAACAAATGACGATCTACAAAAATTATTAACCATTGTTACCGATGTTTTGGAAGATCATAACAAAGCACCAAAATTATTACCAACAATACAAGGCTTTTTCTTTGGCGGTCAAGATTATGACGAATATTATTTTGATTACCTTGAATTTACCAAAACAAAAATAGAGGAAGTTTTGAAGCGTTATAACCTTGACAAAATCTATTATCAATCAAGCTGGTAGGAGATATTATGCAACACCGCTGCACCCACGCCCGTATCTTATTTACCCCTGACTATCAGGAACATTGTGTCAAAATTGGTACACCACAATGTAACGGTTGCAAGCTGGTAGAATTACGCACAACCCACACCAGCGCTAAGCAGATGATTGAAGATGAACGACACGCGACAACAGCGTATGATTTTACTTCAGGGAGAATGGTGACAACATGGTAAAACTTTGGCACGCAATCAGACAGACTGACAGGATAACGGAACTGGAGCATGAGCGCGATTACCTGGACGCAAGGCTGGCAGACTTTGAACGGCTGGCGAATGAGTTTGTACAATTCAAGGCGCCTGACCACATGTGTCGGCTGCAATTTATTCACCTGTTGAATATGGGAAAGTGGAGGGAGAGATGAATGTAATCAAGATTGTAGTGGATGAGATACCGGAATATGGTTGTGATGATTGCACTATTAAAAGACCATCGGTATCTAGGGGCGGTTACGATATTATTATATGTTCTGCTAGTTGCAAAGATGTGACAGAACATACTGAGAATGCTACACGCCCCTCATGGTGTCCGCTTGTTGTTGAGGATGTGTGCGAGTGGGTACTCCATGATTTTGATGGTCGAAAAATGTATAACTCACCAGAAAACTGTGGATACCATGCAACACATCCAGAATTTAGACATTGCCCGTCATGTGGCAAGCGTATAAAGTATGTGGAGGTGAAGTGATGACTGAATTTACACCTGAATGGATTGAGGAATCAAGAGAATTGCTAAACCGTATTTCTCCACTTCCGTGGAAAGCCTGTGATTGTGGAAAGTGTGGTCAAATATCGAACAAAATTGATTGTGTTGCTAAAGCAACCATTGGTGATTGGGGAGATGATTACCCTAGTATAAGACGTATAGGAGGTTCAATCGAGGGAAGATTTGAAACGTATATGGAGCAAATAACTTATGGTTCTGTGTCAAAGGACGAAGGAATAGCGAACGCAAAATATATTGCCGATGCCTGTAATAACTACCCCAAAGCCCTTGACGAAATCGCCCGTCTCCAATCACGTGTGCAAGAACTGGAAGCCGAGCAAAGGTGGATACCCGTGAGCGAGAGGTTGCCAGTAGAAGATGATTATTATTACGCAGGATATTATTTAAGAAATAAAAGGTTTGTTTTTACTAAATACTACTTTAAAAATAATGATTTATATAAATGGTATAACGATGCAAGTTGTTTAAGAATTGCTGGAATGTTTGATGCAATTACTTATTGGCGACCCCTATCTCAACCCCCAAAGGACGGTGACGCATGACCCCCTTCTGGATTGGCTTCACCTGGTTTGTTATCGGCTTGTTTGTCGGTACACTATTCGGTGTGTTCATAATCGCGATATGTCAGGCGGCGGCACGTGGCGATAACTTTGGAAAAAAGGACGATACATATTACGGATAAAAAAAACAGCCATTTCAGCGATTTTACAATAAAGGATTAGTCAATAACGCTAATCCTTTTATTTTGCGTTTTTTGAGCGATTATTTTCAACCTAGCAGGATTGTAGCATCATTTCACTTCACAAATTACAAACGTAATCCGTGATAATCTACACAGAACACGAAGGAACAATGTGCAATATGTGGCATGATACTATCGAATTATCGCGATTATCGGTAATAAATTGCAGATTGGGAACGCGTCAATATTTCCTTCCTGGAGTGAAAAAACGATAACAAGTTTCCTTGATAGAATGATGTTACAACAATGCTCATCTTATATCGCAAATAATCAAAAATCTTTACATGACAACATGCTCATGTATTAAAAACCGCGAAAATGCGACATGACAACTATGCACTTTGGACAGGTTTTACTATGCACTTTGGCTGTACAATTCGGCAATCTGATTGCATTATATTATCAATTATGATAAGTTACCTTCTTACACGCAGGACAAAATTACCATGTAATCGTTCTGATAGTAGGACGGCTTCTTTTCGTTGTCATATAGTATACAGTTTTGTATTGTTTGCACATACAAAAAGAAGTAATAAGGTGTAAGCTGTATTATCGTTTTAACGTGTAAGTGGTAATACACCTTGTAAAGGATAATAGACATTAACAAAATCAGCCCCGTCATGTGGGGCTGACTGGGTGAATCCTACTTTATGGATTAGCCATATTTCAGATCCGTAATTCTGATGCTGGTAGTCTGTACACAACTATTATTCCAGCAGAGCAGAGACGCGTACCCTCTCGGGTAGCACTCAACCACCGAAGCGATTGAGGGGGTAGGTGCGTCAGGAGTCGAACCTGAATACGTTGTCTGGATACTCACCAGTCTATCCGGCGTAGTGTTAGCCCATAACACCAAAGCCACACCAAGTTGACAACATTTTGAACGAAGGAACCCACAAGTCTTAAGCCTTGCTGCTGATCGTTAGACCTGCCTTCATGAGTTCAAATCTGCTGCCATAACGACCCAACTCGGTCCGCAGTGCTTTTATGAGCGTCCTCATACGAGCAGAGGCGTGCCGGGTACTGTTACAAATATAGTATCACAATCGTTCTATGATGTCAATAGGGGTACAGATTGTACCCTGGTTAATTGCAACCGCCCACGATGTTCTGTGAGCGGTGCAGAGAGGAGGAGAGAGGGATGATAGCTACGGTTTGCGAAATGCTAATAATCGCCTGCCTTTGTCACCCCTAGCCCAACGGCTGATTAACAGGCCTTCGCGTTCCTTTTGTTGTAATATATCTAATGCACCACGTACACTAATACCAATTTGTTTTGATAAACTTTGCGCTGTGACTTCGTATGTTTGTACTGGTTCAATTAGTAATTCTTTTGCAAGTTCCTGAAGTAATTCGTTTTCTGTCATGGTTTTATAATCCTTCGTTGATCCGGTTGCCCCTTATACCTTGCCCGTGAATTGTCAACCAATCCACCGTCGACGATGTAACCGCCAATGTCGGAGCGTGTACGGTTTGCAACAAGTCTATGAGTAAAGCTGGTTTTAAGCTGCCATGATGGCAAGCAGATAACCCTTGTCCCTTCTAATCGATCACCGCTATCGTCAATATTGTGCTTGTGACCGCGCCATATATAATCGGGATAGGGTATTCCCTGTTGACCACAATCCAGCATGACTTCAACTCCGATACTCGCTGCCGTGCTAGTCCATGGTCTTTGCCCCGTTCTACCATGGTGTGCAAAGTCGTGAAGTTTTCCGTCAATCTCAAGCATTATATTTTGCCCGTACTCAGTCACGCCAAGATTTTTATAAATACTAATTTCGTCTGATCCTGAATTTCCTGCATGTGCTTCAGTACCAATCACACCAAAAAAGGCATCACTAATATCAACAATGGGTTGTAGAATATTCATGGCAACAATGACCTGATCTCCAACGTCCTGAATAATCTGCAAAGTGCCATGGTGATTACCATCAATAACATCTCCGACGTGCGCGACAATTATTCTATGCTTGCGTTTACGCTTACTTGTCCATTCTGCTAAAAATTTAACATAGTCCCAATAATCAACCCAATTTTCCCATATCCAAGATTGAAGTCGGTTATGGTGAACTGTTTGTATTTCGTCCGTTGATCTATTATGTATTTTAAATTCTGGTGGTGCTAAAGCCGTACTACTTCCAATTTGTGTATCTGCTATTATTGCTAGTATTGTTTTGGCTTTTGACAATGTTGCCCCTATTCTATACTACGATAATTAGGTTTAGACTAATTATTGGTTGTTATTCCATGTACCTAACGCCGTAATGTACAACAGCTGACCAGCCGCGTTCGTCACGAACCCAGACTGATACCGGATTGAAAGACTTGATTTCCAATACCTTGACTACTTCCCCAGGGTAACGGGTTGCAATTTCTTTGATTGCCTGGCTAGGAGTAGTCCTGACATAGACGTTTTTTATCACCTTTAGTGATGGTAGTATCACACCTGGTGATGGTATGACGGGTGGAGGTGTTGGAATGATTTCATTCAGAATGAAATACTTTCTGTATTCTTCTTCAGTGCCATTGAAAACATCCATGTCAATATCAGAATAATAGCCGTCAATTCTACCTTTGCTTGACCACTGCCATAATATCCATTTCGTCCAGGCACTATATCTTGGTAAACTTGGCTGTGTCACGCCATAATGTGCAATCCACAAAGGACGGTCTGAATAAATCATCGACTGACTACCCATGATTTCAGACCACGCATACACACCCGTATAAATGCCAACTTTACGACGTGCCAGCGTTTCAATATTCCCGTGATATTCAGTCACGACTTTTGCAGATAATCCCGTAGTCACGCCCCTATCTTCAACGTCATCCCACAATCCTAGTTTTAATTCCTTGCCAGAAATAGCCTGGTTGAATACGTCCGCTTGCGCTAATCCGGTATAGTTCCCGATAATATAGTGATAGCTTCCAAGTGGCACGCCCCGTGCATGTAATTCTTTGTAGTGCGTTTCAAACATGGTATCTTTCCAGATCCCGTATGCACCGCGTAGAATTGCACCGCTGATACCGGCTGCAAACTTATCGTAATCAATGCCTTGCTGCCAGTAGCTAATATCTACAATTGGTTTCATATTATCCTCCTCCTCTGCTACTACAAACTCATTCATAACAAGCGGTAAGAATATTTCATTCATCGACCGCCTCGATTGTGCCTTTTATCAATCCACCGAATAAGCTGATTTTCCATTTCCTGATTACGGTTTGTTCACCTATTACAACTGGCAATGGTTCGGGCTCCGGTTCTGGCTCTTCAATCGGGTCAGGTAAATCTACAACCCCGTCATAGATTGTTTCCGGGTCGTGCGCGTACAATCCCCAATCATATTCCCACCAATCAGATACTCCAATTCCTGAAAGTTTTTCTGGTTTCAATGCTCCTGGTTGACATAACATAATTCTGTAATCATTGAGCAACCGCATTGTTTCTGTTGCATTACTCTCATACCACTTCTCCCATTCACTGACAATCACTCTCAATAATGGTTTCAATGTTGGTTTATAGTATTGAGTAATATAGATACCGTGTTGTCGTATATGATCGAGATTGTACATAAAATCTTTAGGTGCCTTCCAAACATCTACCATCAATGGAATACCATTATTCCACCCTGAATAAGATAAGTCATTGAGCAATCCAAGAAACGCGCTGGCATTCTCGTTCACATCATTTGTTACACTCAATACAGGCTGATGAATAAGTCCACGCTTGAGTGCGTTGGTAGCATCCCAATATTTTATAGACATAGGGTCAACAACCTTGCCATACATTGCGTTTATATAAACAATATCGTAGTAAGCTGGCACTAAATCTAAGTGTGAATTAACGTTGAAACCTTTTTTCATTTCATTAGCTCCAACAGTCTGCTAAACTGATACACAATCTCCTGCCATAGGTTGCGCCCGTTCACATATTGCGGTTCGATAGGCTCAAGCTGTTCAATCGAACTATCTGGAATTACCGGATTGTTGACGGGTTCAGGTTCTACGGGATAACCAACAACAGGAACGGGAACATAAAATGGATAGCCTTCGTCTATAGGTGATGGATATGCTGGTTCTGGATAACTATATTCAATCGGAACCGGATAACCGTAATCTATCGGATAGCCTTCGTCAATTGGTACGGGATAACCAACGTCGTCGCCCTGTACTATCTCCAATCCTGCCATTAGCAGTATCACAACAACACCGATAAACACTAGCAATAGTTTTAGTTTCATTTCTCCTCCATACTACAATCGTCTTTGTTAGCATCCGTGACCATGTCCAGTTTACATAACTGGAATCTGTATAACTAAACTTCATACTGTCCAATAAGACTTTGACGGGTTTTTCATATAGTGAATATCAAATTCTTTTAATAGTGCATCACCCGTGTAGGTATCCGCCCCATCAGTCGCATTTCTGAATAATCCAATACTTAAAATTGACGAAGATGTTTTACCCGTCCCATCAATCGCGGTGATGTCTGCAACCTGGTGAACATAAGCTGTACCATTTCCAGCCTGTGTAACGGTTGGATATAAAACAGATCCAGCATCAGCGTCATCAATATTTGTCCATTTATATCCTATCGTCCATACGACACTACCAGTATTTGTTGTAGTCGGCATCCAATGAACATGTGGGTAAATGATTCCACCGGCAACCCAATCATGTGGCATTTGTGCGATAATATAAATTGATTCAACCGAACCAGCGTCAAATAAAAACCCAAGATTAGTAAAGTCATAATCTGGCTTTGCTACCGCTGGATTTTGCTGCCCTGGTGTTGCTGGAAATCGTAAGTCTTCAAGAAAAGGTGCTGGACGTTCTCCTAATCGCTCTATACGCTTTTCAAGGTTTCTAATACGGTTCAATAATTCAGCGCTCATGATTCACCTCTGATTCTCAATGCCAACGTTTCAAATTGTTCACCAGATGGATTAACGGTTATCATAATCTTGTCAAGATGAACGTCTAAGGTATAACCCAGATATGTACCAATCAGCTTGTCACCAAATCCAAAATCAATCCCATATCTGAAGTTCTCCGTTTCGCTGATTTCGCCTGTCAGTTGTATCTTAGGACGAAACTCATACAAAGCCGCGTTGCCTTGCGCCGCTAAATGTGCGCTGGTGCTATCAGCCGATAGATAAGCCGCGTACACCTGTAGTTCCCGTCGATTCCAGGGTGATGCATTTATGCGGTCAGTGTCTGACACTATCTCGATGGTTCGGGCAGCTTCAATCCCCGTTCCTGTGACATATCCATAGTTGCGTTCGTTTTCGTCATCGAACGTCAAAACCGGATTGATTAGATTTCCAAAGTCTTTACTGACAACCTTGCGATTGGTTCCTGTGTAATCGTTGCCCCGTTGCCCTGTGTAAGTACGAAATTCAAATGTTGCCCGTCCAGTTCTAACCATGTCATAAGTCAGATACGTCCCTGCTTCGCGTGACTGCCCACATATTTCATCAAGGTTTGGCTTTAGTTTTTCCCATGCGAATTGTTTAGTGATGGACGGTGCTAAACTAAAATCACCCTGTACTGTCAACCCTGATAATATTCTAGAGGTATCAATATCACTGACTGAATTGTACACAACACAACCAGCGCCAACGTTCTCATAGACAAGCGCCTTCAACATATCGTCGGAATAATCAGCCTTATCCGCATAAGCTGAATTGGCATAATAAGCGATTATCCGGCTGTCTAATAAATAGTTGGCGTCATAGCATGTAAGCAGGATTGATTCCAGCCCTTGTTCGTTCTCAAAGAAGTCACGCCGTCGGATAAACCAGGCTCGTTCACCCTCAAGATATTTAACGCCGTTTACAATTCTATATACCTCTAGGATCTGGTCTTTCTCGAAATCGTTCGGGCTTCGTCCTGCCCGGGGCATTTGTAGCACCAAAGCCCCTACTGTCATATCACCATAGGCAAGGCTAAACGTGCTTATCTCTGATAGGGTGAAATTGTCAATCGGAACGCCTGCGGAAGTATAACGGATTATCTCGTAGTCTATCATCGTTTAGCCTCGTCGATGCTCCAGTAACGCGTTTTCCATGTCATAATTGCTTTAGTGTTGGCGTCTGTTGTCCCGTCTATGAATGTCGCTATTCTGTTTGTGCCAGGGTCTAACTTGAAATTCAGCGTTGATATTCCTTCCAATATATACGTTAGAATATTGCCCCTGAAACTTGATGTAAATATCCCCTTGTCGAAATCAAGCGTGATGACTTCATTGGATAGCAGAGTGAAATTGTTGAAATAAACCGCGTCACCGTTTGTGAAGTTCTTTATTTGGCGCAATATTCCTGCCCCTGTGATTACAATCTTTGGCTGTGTTGCAGTGCCACCACCGACTACAGGCGTTATACCGTATGCCACTTCTGCGTCGTTAGTAGCTGATGACGTGTCATATCCAATATAGAGATTATAACGATGGTCAAATAGTAAACCATAAACCGTGGGTGTTCCTGGTAGGTTTATATCTAATGGACTGTAAATTCCATTTCCTAAATAAATAGCAACGCGGTCTGACAATGTAACATTTCCAGCTGATGTAAAAGCACCAGTTATATAAATTAAATTATTAAATTTTAATAATTCATGTACATTTCCGTTAAAACCACTTCCTAATGCTTCCCATTTTTGACCATTCCAGCGCCCCCAATATCCAACTGTTACTCCACCTAAAGTCGTACATTGTCCACCAACATATAAATTGCCAGCCTCATCTAATATAGCCGCATTTAATGGGGCATTACTGCCAGTTCCTAAACTTACCCAAGCCGAACCAGTCCATTTAACAATATAGTCACCGTTAGCATCACCAGCATTTGTAAAGTTTCCAACGATATATAAATTATCGTCTTTGTCAATAGCAATACCACCAACACCAGACGATAACCCCGTTGATAAAGGTGTCCAGACAGCCCCGTCCCATTTTGCAATATGTACAGTATTGGCGACTCCTCCAGCAAGCGTAAAATCACCACCAACATATAAATAACCATTTGAATCAATTGCAAATGATCCGCACGGATCATTTAACCCAGTTCCTAAACTAGATACCGCTGTACCATTCCACATAACAATATTGTCGCCATTTGCATCTCCTAAGTCGTCAAAATCACCACCGATGTATAAATTTCCAGAGGCGTCAAATTTTAAAGCATATACAATGCCAACTATGCCGGCTACAACACTAACCCACGCGTTTCCGTTCCACATTGCCAGATTATCAGCAGCACCATCACTGCCAGCGTTATCAAAATCACCGCCGATATAAATAACTTTTGTAATAGGATGTTGTGCAATTGTATAAACTACGCCCGTCACCCCTGCCATACTATACCAGATACCGTCTGTGTCCTGATAAACGATATAATCAGCGTTTGCTAATGTTGACGAAGTACCAAGCACCGCCGCGTTATCCCCGTCCATATACAAATCGTCATACGCTTCAAATATCAAAGCTAGGTTCTCTTGTGTCGGTTTATTCCAGTTGCCAAGCATACCATCGCTTCGCATTCTTACCCGTAAGAACACCGTTTCACTTGCTGGCAATCCGGCGCTCGTAGTCCCCTGATACATGATGGTCACGTCCTGATCACCCGTCACGTAATCCGGTTTGAACAGGTCAATGATAGCCTTGCGGTTCGTCTGCAATGCGTCATAATTAGCACCGATGATTTCACCCGTCAAAATCAATTCACGGTCACGCTTCAAAGTCCGTTGGAATAAAGAACGCCAGTCCGCTTTCATCTGCTTTGTCAGGGTATAG